CTACACTCTTTCCCTACACGACGCTCTTCCGATCTCGCAGCACTGAGGACATGAGGATGGAATGGATCAGCGTCAACGACAAAAAGCCGCTCAATCACGAGGGCTACAAGGGCAGCTATGAAGCGCTCGACGTACTCGTGACCGATGGCACCGAGGTTTACGTGTCCACGTACGCGATAGGTCACGGGTGCGGGAAGCCGTGGGGCGCATGGTCGAACGACAACCCTATCACTCACTGGATGCCCTTCCCTGATCCTCCCAAGTAACAACCCCCGCGAGCTGCTGGCGTACTCCTGGGGTACGGCCACTGACAGCAGCAACGGACCCCTATTCCACACACCGAGCCGAGCGGGTTGTTCTCGGCAGGATTATTGAATGTCAAGACCCGCAATTCCACGCATCTGCCAGAACTGCAATAGAGGTTTTCTAGCAGATAAGCATGACATGAATAGAGGTTTTGGCAGGTTTTGCTCGATTGGCTGCGCAAATAGCGCAAGGTCAGGCGCGCCAAGGAGGCCGTCTGTCAATAGGCGGCCGCAACTCTCGCGAGTCCTCTCAAAGGACCAGTTGATCATAGAGAAATCGCAGCCTGTCCCGCATTGTGGCTGCTGGATATATGACGGAGTGCCAAACAAGGATGGCTATGGGCAAATCAGGTATAGGGGCACCCGAATGAGCGCCCATAGGTTCTCCTGGATGGCATTCAACAAGCAAGAAATACCTGAAGGAATGGAGGTTATGCATATGTGTGACACGCCCATATGCGTAAATCCAGATCATCTCCGCCTTGGCACGCATGCCGAAAACATGGCGGACATGAGTCGGAAGGGACGACGAAATTTCGGAAAGAAGGGCCGTCTAACAATGCGCACCAAAGCCGAGGTTGTTAGGTCCGTTCGCAACGATAAAGGAACGCTTAAGGAAATCGCGCAAAGGCACGGCCTAAGTACAGGGTGCGTATACAACATTCGCGCTCACAAAATCCCGTCCTACGAAGGAATTTGAAATGACGAACCTAGTAGCAGCGAGCGGCATCGGCACCGAACAGGTCGAGCTGATCAAGCGGACCATCGCCAAGGGATCGACGGACGACGAGTTGAAGCTGTTTGTCGCGCAGTGCCAGCGCACCGGCTTGGACCCGTTCGCCCGTCAGATTTACGCGGTGAAGCGTTGGGACAGCCGCGAGCGTCGAGAGGTCATGTCGATCCAGGTCAGCATCGACGGCTTCCGCCTGATCGCGGAGCGCAGCGGCAAGTACGCCGGGCAGCTTGGCCCGTGGTGGACCGCCGATGGCGAGAAGTGGGTCGATTGCTGGCTGTCTAACGTTGCGCCAGCCGCAGCCCGCGTTGGCGTGATGCGCTCGGACTTCGCAGAGCCGCTGTTCGCTGTGGCCCGTATGGACAGCTACCGCCAGCTCACGAAGGAAGGCAAGCCTGCTGGCCTGTGGGGAAAGATGCCCGAGCTGATGCTTGCCAAGGTGGCCGAGGCGCTGGCCCTTCGCCGCGCCTTCCCTGCCGAGCTTTCCGGCCTCTACACGGCCGACGAAATGGCGCAGGCGGACAACGGCGCTGCCGTGGTCGAAGTGACACAGGTTTCGACGGTCAAGGCTCTTCCCGCTGGCAAGCCCACCGATGGCGCGTGGGAAGCCATGACCGAAGAGGAACAGGCGTACTTGCAGGGAATCGCCACGCAGGCCGGCGAGTTGCTGGCATCCGGTGACGCCGAGGCCGCCCACGACTACATCCAGAGCCAGAACCTGGACTCGGACGAAAAGATCGCGCTGTGGACCCGCCTGGACAGCAAGCAGCGTTCCGCACTCAAGAGGGCCGATGCGGCGGCCAAGGCTAAGGCTCAACAGGAGGCAGCGTAATGGGCAAGGGCGTCAACAAAGTCATCATCGTCGGCAACTTGGGCAATGACCCGGAAACCCGCTACACGGCAGGCGGCACGGCCATCACGTCACTGTCTATCGCCACGTCCGAACAGTGGACCGACAAGCAGTCCGGCGAGAAGCAGGAGCGCACCGAATGGCACCGCGTGAAGCTGTTCGGCAAGCTCGCGGAAATCGCCGGCGAGTACCTGAAGAAGGGCCGCCAGGTCTATATCGAGGGCTCGCTTAGGACGGATAAGTACACCGACAAGCAGGGCGTCGAGAAGTACTCCACCGACATCATCGCCAACGAACTCCAAATGCTCGGCGGGCATGGCGAAGGCGGGGCGCGGCGGTCGCAGGATCGCGAAGCCCAAGCGCCGGCTCCTTCCTCTGACTTCGATGACTCGGACGTGCCGTTCTGATGGATGCCCTGGTTGAAAAGCCGTGCGGCAGGTGTAAGCGCATTCTGCCCGCTTCCGAGTTCAACAAGGACAAGTACGCGTCCACAGGGTTGCGCAGCCAGTGCAAGGACTGCATGGCAATTGATCGCAGGCAGCGCGCCGAATACTACCGCGCGTGGCGACAAAAGCCCGTGGTTCGCGCTTGGTACAGACGCTACAGGAGCGAGCGGGCCTCGGCTGAGAAGATCAAGCGAGATGCACGCAATGCAGCGCGCTCCTTGGAGCGCCAGCCTTGCGAAGTATGCGGGGCTCAAAAGGCCCAGGCGCACCACGACGACTACAGCAAACCGCTGGACGTTCGGTGGCTATGCACAACCCATCACGCGGAATGGCACAAGCACAACACGCCAGTCTGCCCGGAACAGGAGCAAGCAGCATGAGCGATTCCCTTCTGAGGCCCGCCATGACCGAGAGCAAGGTGGATGATAACGAGTGCGCAGCCGCGTGGCTGTGCCAAGCGCCGGATGACGGCATCCGCACTTCCGTCGTTGCCAAGGCGCTGGCAGATATGTGCGAGCGCAATGGCTGGGAGGTATGGCCTCTCTACCTACGGCGCGAGAACGACGACAGCGCCGCCGTAGCCGCCATTCAGTTCGCCTTGCACGGTGAAGAGGGCATGGCGTTCCTTCGCTGCTGGAACGAAGGCAACTTCGACGCCTGCCGCGAGGAATGGCCGGAAGCTCCCGACGAGTGCTACATCGGTGCCGATCCGCTATTCGCCTCTCTCGCCGCCTGCACTCCCGCCAAGTCGGAGGGAAGGTGATGGGCAAGAGCTATCCGCTGGACGTTCGTAGCTGCGGCGGTGACACCTACATCGTCTACAGCAAGGGTCACCACGACCCGGAAACCTTCATGCGCGAGGTGCGCCAGGAATACCAACACTGGCCGCTCGGCTATCCGAAACAGTACTGGTGGCGAACGGTCCCGGCACCGCACGGATGGACAGAGGAACACGGCTACTGCGACAGCTATTTCGTGGAAGCGTCGGCCGGAGCGCCGGGCGCGTATCCGGTGACCGTGAGCTACGAGGCGTGGGGCGAGGACATATACGAAGCCGTCCGCGACCGCCCCGCCACCCCCGCCAAAGGAGCAAGAATGGCTGAGAAATTCAACGAAGCCGATGTTCTGGCGTTGTGGCGCTGCGCTCGGAAGCACAACAGTTCGATCCCCGACGAGGCGCTGAACGCCATGCGCAAAACGCTACTCGACACCCTGCGCCTTCCAGCCGGGAGGGTGGATGAGGGGGTGGCGGGATTGTGCCAGCGCAACCCAGCACCGAATGCAGCGCAGCCGATGGCTGTCACTTCGCCTACCGTCAACCTTACCGCCGCCCTCGCGCAGAACACGCAGGGAGAGGCGGTGGCGCCGTTCATCGTCGGGAATGCGTATCAGGCAAAGGCCGGCGAGCTGGTGCGGTTCGTCAGCGTCCACAACGAAGGCACCCGCGACGAAACAATGGCGGACGAGGATGGCGTGCATCGCTACACACGCCGCGACTTTGGCCGCGTTACCGGAACCGCGCACGACTACAGCGACCCGCGCAATACGCCGCCGCTCTACACCCGCCCCGCCGAGCGCGCGAGGGTGCCGGAGGGATGGGCGCTGGTTCCGATCAAGCCAACGCAGCAGATGTTGGATGCGATGGGCGCTTGTGAGTATCCCTTGAACGCTTGGGATGAAGCCCTCGCCGCCGCCCCGTCCCAGCCCAAGGATGCGGACCCGCGCAACTACGTGAGCGGCAGCGTCGATCACGCCGGCGAATTCCACCCGACGATCCAGCGCGCGGCGGTGAAGCCGTGAGCCGCCTTGATCCGCAGCCAGGCGAGACGTTCTTCCATACGTCGTTTGCTGGCGGGTGCGAGGTGCGCATCCTCAAACGGGGAGTGCGCAAAGGATGGGGTGAGGCGGTTTGGTTCGAGCTTCGTCCGGCCAAGGACGAGCCGATCAGCAACCCGCACCGCATCTCTCGCATGACGACGTGGCCCAGCTTCGCGGCTGGATTCACTGATGCACGGCCGGAGGTGAAGTGATGGAGGCGATGACGCTGGAACAGGCGATGCCGATGGATACCGCGCCGCGCGATGGAACGATGCTGCGCCTGCTGGTGCGCTTCACCGAGCACGCGACCGATGATGCCGAGGAAGCCTGGACTATCGGGAGCAACAGCTTCGACGCCAACGGCGAGGACGTGTGGCAATTCGCCGGCTGGTGCTGGATGCACGATCACTTCACGGAGGGGAAAGGAACGCCGATTGGCTGGCTTCCCATGCTCGCCAACCTCGCCCAGCCTGCGCAGGCGGTGGATGTGGGGGCGGACTTCGGCGCGATGAATCGTGCGCTGTGCGACTTCGCCATGCGGTGGGAAATCGACGGCGATTACATGCGATGCCTGAAGTGCAAGCGTCCGCAGATCACCAACTACGCCAGCCACGACTTTCCACACGCGCATGGCTGCAAGGCGGCGGGCAACGTCGAGGCGCGCCCGTGGGAAACCTTCGCGCAACTGCTATCACCGCTCACCCGCGCCATCTCCGTCCAGAAGGCGGGGCCGGTGGGGGATGGGTGGAAGGTGTTGCAAATCGGCGCAGTTGGTTGCGCCTATGACCCGCCGAACACTTACCGCGCCTTCACCTACGACCATCAGCCGGGAAACGGACTGGCGTGGAGCCTCGGACAGGCGGCACTGACCGCAGCGGGTGCAACTGCCGGCGATAACATCGACCGTGGCCTGAGCCTGTTGAAGGCGTTGGAGGCGCAAGGATTCGGCGTATTCCAACTCCCCGCCTCCCCCACGCCGGACAAGGAGGGGAAATGAACGCAGACGTGGAGAAGGCGGTGGAGGCGTTGGATAGCACGGCGCTTGCGATGCACCGCGACTGGAACACGGTGAAGCAATCCCTGCGCGACCAGGAGGTGGAGATTGTGAGGCTGCGGGGCTTGCTGGGCGAGTGCTACGCCATTTCCGGTGCAGACACGGACGGCGAGCCGCCCGAGCGTTACGCGGACATTGCCGTGCAGGCTGTGAAAGACCTTCGCCAAGACTACGACGACGTTCTGGACTGGCAGGATCGAGCCGAGAAGGCCGAGGCGCTGCTGCGTGAAGTCCTGCTGCTGCTGCATCCCGACCTGACCGAACACACCCGCATCACCGCCCACCTTGGAGCCGAGCAATGAGTGAGCCGGAATGGAACGAATATCTGGAAATGGTGAGCGACAAGATCAGGCGAGGCGAGCCGGTGGGTCTGGTGCAGGCCCTCGCCGCTATCGACTACCAGCAGGCATTGCAGGCTTACGCCAAGCACAACGTTTGGTGGCGCCGACTTGGGAGGTGGATTCGTGGACAAGCCTGACCTGATGGCGGAACTGGCGGAGGTGCCCGTGGTGGCCTACGCATGGCGCAAGGAAGGCATGGTTGGTTGGGCGTTGGGCCACAACCCGCCGACGCCGAACATGCCCGACTTCGACAAGTACGAAGTGCGCGAACTCACCTTCCGCACCCACCACGCCGAGCTAGAGGCGGCGGTGAGGAAGGCTGCACGGTACGACTGGCTGCGGGAGCATGAATGGAACTACCCGATAGTGAAGCTGTACGAATCGGACTATGACAACGCAACTGGCGATGAACTGGACAACGCCATCGACCAAGCCATGCACAACAGCGCGCGGGAGGGGTAGATGGAACTCCGAACCAAACTGCGCCCAGTGGGCAGCCGCATGTCGCCCGATGGCGAGCCGGCAGACGCTTGGCATGATGCGAAGGTGGCTCATGCGCTGGTGCGTGAGCTTGGGTACATGCGCAAGGCCGCAGACGAAACGCCGCGCACACATGAGCGTCGGTTGGTTCTGAACCTACTGGACGTGATGGAGCGCCGAGCGTCGGAACGCATGGCCCAATGGGGCGCTGAACAGAGCGCGAGGGAGGGGTGAGTGATGCTTTGCTTAATCGGCCTGCACCGGTGGAAGCCCAAGTGCAGTCAATTCACGATATGGGCCGATCCCTGGGGTTTGTCTGCGCTCTACAGCATGCGCAGTGCGCTCCGAAGCATTGGCCATGACCCAGGCCCTATGCCCAACTTGTTCAAGATCGGCTGGGCTCCATCCGGGAAGGTCTGCACAAGATGCGGACTTCGCAAACACAAGAAGGTGACGCCGTGAGCGCCGTACTACTACCTCGCCGAGAGGTCGAGAAGCGCGTGGGCCTGAAGCGGTCCGCCATCTACGACCGCATGGCCCGAGGAACCTTCCCCAAGCCCATCCACGACACCGAGAGCGCGACCGTCTGGTGGCTCGAGTCGGACGTTGATTCGTGGGTCCAGGCCCGCATCGACGCCTCGAGAAAGCAGGCTGCGTGACATGGGTAGAGTGGTGGGTTGGGATATTGCAGGCAAGAAAAAAGCCGCTAGATCAGCGGCTTAATTCGGCGTTTGGCGGAGAGAGAGGCCGCTGCAAGCCTTCCGGCCCGTTCCGAATGAGTCCGGAACCCGCGCCACTGCGCGATTTTGTACTCCACACCCTTCCGGCCCTTTCCGGTACGATCCGGGTACGAAACATGGGTTGGAGCATGGGTTGGCTAGACCTATATCCCGATTGAGCGCCCGACAGGTCGCAACCGCGAAGGAAGGCTATCACGCGGACGGCGGCGGGCTGTACCTACAGGTTAGCTCGAGCGGCACCCGGTCATGGGTGTTGCGCTACCAGTTGCGCGGGCGGCGGCGGGAGATGGGGTTGGGGCCGGCCAGCCTCGTTAGCCTGCTCGAGGCGCGGCAGGCGGCGATCAAGCACCGCAAGGACATACTGGCAGGGGTTGACCCACTCGAGGCCCGCAGAGAGGCGCAGGCGAGGCCGGGAGGCATGACCTGGGGCGAGTGCAAGGCCGCGTTCATCGCCGCCCACCGGGCAGGCTGGAAGAACGAGGCGCAGGCGGGCCAGTGGGAACAGTCGCTCGAGGCTTACGGGCCGAAGGATGGGGTGCTGGTCGCCGGGATAGACACGGCGGCGGTGATGGACTGCCTGCTTCCGATCTGGACCGAAAAGACGGAAACGGCGACTCGAGTCCGGGGCCGGATCGAGCGGATTCTGGACTGGGCTCGAGTGTCAGGCTACCGGGAGGGCGAGAATCCGGCCCGCTGGCGGGGCCACCTGGACAAGCTGCTGCCCAAGCCGTCCAAGGTTAAGAAGGTTCGCCACCACGCGGCCATGCCCTACGCAGACGTGCCGGCGCACATGGCGGCGCTCGAGCTTCGTAAGGGGTTCTCTGCTCGAGCCTTGCGCTTCACGATCCTGACCGCCGCCAGGACCGATGAGACAACCGGCGCGACGTGGGACGAATTCGACCTCGAGGCGGGGCTGTGGACCGTGCCAGCCTCGAGAATGAAGGCGGGCCGGGAGCATACAGTTCCTCTGGCGCCTGCCGCGCTCGAGCTATTGCGCGACCTTCCTCGAGACAAGCCGCCATTCAAGCTGTCCGAGAACGCTATGCTCTACATGGTGCAGCGCCACATGAAGCTGCCGTTTACCGTCCACGGGTTCCGCTCGAGCTTCAGCGATTGGGCGCATGAGACAACCAGCTTCCCAAACGAAGTGATCGAGATGGCGCTGGCACACACGATCAAGAACAAGGCCGAAGCGGCGTACCGGCGCGGGGCGTTGCTCGAGAAGCGCCGGCAACTCATGCAGGCTTGGGCCGATTACTTGCTCGAGAGCTAACCCACCGTCCGCCAATGGCTCCGCGCCCACCGCTCGACGTGCCGCTTGGCCTGTTCGGGTGAGCCTGCATAGCCCCACAGGTCGTCCCTGCCGTTGCGGCAAATCTTGACGCTGTAGAGGCCTCTCAGGTGGCCGACGCACTCACCCACAACGGCGAAGTTGGGACCGCCGAAGTCGCGAAGGTGCGCGTACAGGGGCGGACCGCCGCGTAGGTCTTTCCAGTGGATCGGCGGGCACATGCGCCAAGGATAGCGCCCCGGTCATCGGCCAGCGTCCAGACGCTGCCGGCTGGTGCCATGGGCGGCGGCGGGACGGGGCCTGACTTCCGGGGCAACCCATCCTGCCAAAGCGCCCTCCGTGGCGCTGTAGTCCATGGCCGGCATCGAGCGTCATCCTGTCGCACCGGGGACGTGCGTGACCCACCCGAATTGCTCGGGCTGCGGCAGCGAGGCAATTACTTCGGATGCGTCAGGGAAGGTTGCCGGGGGATTGGCGAGGGCGTCCTGTTGCCACTGGAAAGCCGCCACCCATACGGCATCACGCCACGCAAGGGCTACGCTTGCGTCGGCATCCCATTGGGCGACTGAGCTGCCACGGTAGGAGATACACGAGGCCAGCGAGTCGTAGCCGTTGGCCTGGGCGGTGGCATCGAGCCAGGCCTGCACGGCGCCGGAGAGTGCGGCGGCGGCATCCGCCAGCGTCGGCGCGGGTGGATCCTGCGCGTAGGTTTCGCCCGGCAGTAGGTCGGTCGCGGAGGCGATGGCGCGGTAGCTGGTGGAACCGTCAGGGTTCCCGCTGATGGCATAGCCCGTCATGAATTAGCGCTCATAAAGGTAGCCAAAAACGTCCACATAACCGCCACCTGCTGGGGAGGAGATGAATCGGTATTGCATCTGCTGCGAGCTATTCACGTTCGCCGGAATGTAGGCAGAGGAATCGGGCGAGATACCAACGCAGCCCTGGCTCACATCGCCTGAGGCGTCGGAGGTAGTGAAGCGCAGCGGAAAGGACGCATCCGTGTTCGTCAGGCGAACGATTGCGACGCGCGAGGTGGTCGGAACGGAGTCAGCGAGGCTGAAGGTGGTAAAGGAGGTCGCTTTGCCGGCCGACAATGCGCGAAACGGGCTGGTGTCGAACTGGATGCGATAGACGACCTGCGGGCCAGTCTGCAAGAAGTTGAAGATGCTGCCGCTGCTGTCGGTTTTGACGCTCCCGAGATAGCGCCTGCTGGTGTCGCCCGTCTTGCTGCGCGCCGTGCCGTTGTAGGCCGTCGCTGGCGCGGTAGTGACGACCTCCACCGCTGGCGTGCCGGCGTTGTCGTAGAGATAGACGTGATACCAAGTCGACGCCGAGAGCGAGAGACCCGTCTTGGCGATAGACGAGGCGGCGCGCAGCACCTTGCTGCTGCCCTCGATGTAGGCTGCGCCGCTCGTGACCGTCAGGGCCGTACCGCTCACCCATTGCATTTGCAGGCCGTCGATGTAGCCCTTGGGGAGCGACGCAAGCACGTCCGTTGCAAAGTCCTGCCATGATTTGTCACCGCGCCAGTACTGCGACGTGGCCCCCGCTTCGATTTCAGGCTCCGCGCCAACGTCAGACGCGGCGAGGACAACATCGCCTGTATCGCCATTGACCGAAGTTACGGCGGCTGGGTCGGCAACCTGCAACACCCAGCCCGTGCCGTTGAACTCCCAATTCTTGCCCGAGGCGGCATGGGTATCGCCCACAGATGGCGATGCGGGGAAGTTGATAGCCATCAGGTGACAATCAGTCGGTAGTAGAGGGCTGGGATGACGTGACAGGCGCCGGGCGTGCCGGTCTTGGAAATCACCACGATGATGTTGACGGCAGAAGCGTCAAGCGCGGCATCAATTTGCTGGTCATGCTGCACGATGGTCGATGCGGCGTCCGCGTTTGTGCTGAACGACGCGATCAGCGACGCCGTGGTTGCCGCATTCTGGTAGTCGAGGTTAACCGTGTAGTAGTTGGACCCGTCATTGGTCGTCTGAACGCGGGACGTGACCGCCCATCGCGTCAAATAGAGTTCAAAATCCGACCGTACGGCTGCGCGCCACGACGTAAAGGCGCTGGACACGTTGAAGAAGGAATTTGCACCCTCGCTCAAGCCAGAGGGCAACGCATACTCCTGGGCCGTCAGCCAACGCGTACCGTCGTAGAAGCAGAGAAGATTTAGGTCTGTGCGGTAGAACTTGTCATTCAAAGCGGGCGAAGCCGGGAAGCTCGTTCCTTCCGCGTATCCCGAAGTTGGCCCGGAGTAATTGATAACTGGGTTCGCCGGGTCGGTGTTATCGACGGTGATGTTGTCTCCCGACGACACCGTCTGCACGGCAGGGCCATCGGCCACGCTCACCGCGTTAGGGCCGAATTCCACCCATTGCGAGGAATCAGCATCCACGTACCAGACGTACTCTGTGCCCGTGGTCGTGTCGATCCAGCGCATGCCGGCGACGGGCGAGGACGGTGCCGTGTCGGAAAGGACGCGAATGTCCTTTTCCTCAACGCTAGATGCCCGTCCCTTGGCATCAAACGTGACCGTGACGGCCTTTGTCGCGTCGCCATACGTGCCGGCCGTAACGCCCGTGTCGGACAGGTCAGGCGTGGTTATCCCGTCAGAGTCCGTGGTCAGGGTGACGTTATCGGACTCGGCAAAGGCGTCGGAAATGGCGTACCAGCCCTTCTCACCATCGGCGTTGCTGCCGTAGTACTGGGTTGCCTCGGGAGCCTCCACGTCCCCCGTGAGGAACACGCTGACAATGCCTGTCTTGAGCGTGCCTCGGGTATAGATCGAGTACTTGCCCGTGACGTTGGCGTTTTCGCTGATGGGCGTTTCTGGCGGCGTGGTCGTGACGTTGCCGATCTGGTCGGATAGGGCCTGTAGCGAGGTGGCGACGGACTGGAAAAAGACGTAGTACGGGCGGGTTGCCGTGCCACCAGTTTCGATAACAGGCTGGCGGACGCCCGGCAGGCTGACGTTAAGCGACATTGACCAGCCCGATGGCGAACCAGCTAAAGGGAATGTCGCTGGCGATGGTGTTGTTGGCGTTGGCGCCCTCGGCTACGTCAAATACCGCCGTAAAGCCTCCCGTAGTCGGCGCAGAGGTCAGATAGGGCACAACAGGACCGCCCGGCTGAACGGTGAGCGGCGTGACACCCACATGCAGGACCGTGGCAAAGGTCTTGGCGAAGGTGATGGCCTTGCTGGTCGTGAACGTGCCGCTGGCTGGCGCAGTCGAGGTGCCAGCCTGGATATAGAACGCCTTGGAGTTGGTATTGCCGGCCTGAAGGCTGGCCGTGCCAACAGTGAGCGGGACTTCCGGGTCCTCGGGCGGGTCCTGCCACACGAGGCTGGTGCCATCCGAACCGAGAATCTTCCCGCCCTGCCCCGTGGGATCGGGCGGCGAGACAAGCTCAAGCCACTGAAGCACCGCGCCGTCGTTGGACAGCACCTTCCCAGCCTCTAGCGCCGGAATGGCCGCTCCGTCACCGCCTGGAATCTCCACGTTGTCATCATCGGAGATGAGCGTGTCGTCGGCGGCATAGACGCGCACCCGATATGAGCCGTCGCCCCACACGTCCACGGTCGTCCGGCCATCGGAGCCTAGATCGACGCTGGAACCGTTATTGCTCGCCAAGTCGGCGTCGCCGTACACGTCCTTTGCCGTGGTCGTCCCGGCCTCGTAGAACTCGATCCGGCCACCTGCGGCAGGTGTTACCCCATCCAACAGGAAATAGACAGGGGATTGGATGGGGATGCGGAAAGCGGGCATGGAAGCTCCAATAAAAAAGCCGCCCGAAGGCGGCTTTGTTTGGTGATGCTAGTGTGCTGGTCAGTGAGGGATGATGCCTAGCGCGACGCCTAGCCAGCGAAGAAACTTCGCAATTAGGAATGTGAGCCCAATCATGATGCCAAGCCTGAGCCAGGAAAGTGCAGCATCAACGGCCCGCTTTGACCATGTGATCAAAACGCCGCCGTTTTCCTCGCTGTTTAGCTTCTGAAGTTTCATTGACCTGACTGTGAGGATGATCCCGCCGTGCTGGTGAGCCGCCCAACGGGTGCGCCTATGCCCGCGAGAGCGTCGCTAACGACCTTCTGACCAGTAGGCGGCAGGGCCGCCAATACGCGCCGCGCCTCCGCAGGATTGGCTACAAGGTACGCCAGTCGCTCTTTGACCCGCTCATTCCTAGACTTGTCCAGCATATCAAGGAAATCGCCCGCGTGTCGGCCAATAACGGGGATGTGCCGCATGGCTTCGCGACCAACCCCTCGCTTCAGACGATCTTGCAATGCTTGGCGCTCAAACGTCTGTGAATTACCGCCGCTTCCGGCCGTGGCACGGAAGGCTTGACGCTCCAAATCGTCCTGGATGGCCTTGATGGAGGCAATGTCGCTGGGCGAGAGAATGTCCGTGGCCTTGGCCTTGGCAAATCCAGTGGCCTTAGCCGCTACCGCATCAAGATCGCGTGCCTTCTTACTGAACTGCGCTGGTGTCAGAACCTGTTCGCCGGTTACTGCGTCTCGCACGGCGCCGCCCGACGATCGGTCCATCAGGTCGCGGCCCACGTCCATGCGGTTAATCGGCTTCGAAAAGTCCTGATAGGCGATGAGGTAACGCGAGAACGTCGGGGCACGCCGGGTCAGCTCCTTGTCGAGAGCGTCGCGGACACTCATTAGCTCGCGGGTGGCCGACTGTGCCGCAGCGGTATCCCCGCCAGCCTTGCCGGATAGCAGGTCGCCGATGTACTTGCGGACGTTGTAAAGGCCCGCA